AGCGGGAAATGGCAGTTCTGGCACTCCCAATTCTGGCGGTGGGGGTGGGGGAGGGCGGAGTGTTGGGAGCATGAATGGCGGTTCTGGCGGTTCTGGCATCGTGATTATTAGATACTTGATTCTCTGAGGAGAAATTGCGATGGCGAAAATATACAGCAATTCCATCGGTGGTTTACTGGACTTCGTAGAGAAAAATTATGGATATTATACAAACATACTTAATTCCAACTGTACTTACCAGTTAGATTTTGACACCAATACAAATTTATCGCTGGTAGAAAGTATATTATTAAATCCCGACGCCTATTCTTTGATAGAAGGTTCTTTGTATTGCAAAGGTAATCTGGTCGTTATTAATCCACCTGGGGAGGAATATGTATTGTCATTAGTAGCAACTTCTGAGTATTCTCTCCTACCTGCTTGGGCAAAAAATGGTACGGCAGTCCAGGCCGAAACCTACATCAATGGGCAAATATTCGGTGGGCAGACACAAGCGCAGGTGGACGCTTACATTGACGCCACCATCAAGAATATCACTACCGCCAACGTGGCACAAATCAATGCGCAATTATTAAATATTCGTACCGTCTTGAAAGCCGCATCAGCCGCCATCATTACCATGCGGAGTCTATTTATCATTACCGCCAAGTTATTGATATACATTCGTGATTTGGTAATACGGTTCAGAAAATGACACCCGTATATATTTTTATCCTGGTCGAATTGTTGGACATCCTTACAACAGGTATTGGGATATCTATGGGATTGACAGAAATCAATCCTATCGGTATATCTCTTGAGGTGCTGGTAACAAAGTTGATTGTAATTTTCTGCGTGGCAGAAATATTGCATCTGAAGAAGAGGCGCAAGATTGATTGGGTAATTCCTATCGTGGCAGGAATACCTACTACTTGGAACTTATTAGTTATATCAATGGAGATGATTATCGAATGAATACAGATAATTTACTATTTGCGATATTTAGTTGGGCAATAGTGATAGTTAATTTTACGTGTCTTATTCTTATTATTAGATTTATTAGAAGAATAAAGAGTTATATGTGGTCGCCTATTGCTATCTTGGTGGGAATTATAAATTTATATTGGATATTATTTTATGGAATAATAGAGATTACAGGTACACCATATACTGTAGAGATGGGAGCTACTTATGTTCGTCCTGGACTGTTAATGATGTCTACAATATTATTAGTGTCCATTATAATGATTATAACATTGATAGAAAAGAGGGATAAATGACACTAGATAGAATAATTACTGTTGTATTTTCTTTATTCTCACTTATAGGAACCATCACTACGATCGTCGTTGTAATTATTAAGATACGACCAGAGATGAAAAAAATGATTCTAGAAGCAAAAGTTTCTGAGAATAAAGCTGAAAAGATCGATGCAGAAGCATCTAGTTTATTTCTAAAAATTGCTGTAGCAGCAGGAGAAGAGATATTAAAGAGAGATGCTCAGAATCAGCGTCTTGAGAACGAAGTTAAAGAATTACGCGATATGGTAGTACAAATTAAGAATGATTATGAATCTAAAATAATGGAATTAAATTCTCGTGTTAACGAATTAGATAAAGAATTACAAAATTATCTAGATTGGTCTAAGAGATTAGTACATCAACTAAAATCCCATAGTCTTAACCCTGTTCCAATGATAGCTGAAACAAAAAAATCGGAGGAGTAATATGTTAGGAGCATTGTTAGTTATTCTATTTTTGGCCTTTCTCGTAACTGAAGGTCTAGTTGAATATTTTCTTGGGCAGTTATTTGATAGGATAGAAAAATTGAAACCCTACACCTGGACTCTAATGTATGTTTCCGCTATAGCAGGTGTAGGATTAGCATTATACTATAAACTAGATCTTATATCTCTACTATCTCAATATGCACAACTTGATCCTGTTATAGAGAGTGGTCCTGTTGGACAAGTTCTTACAGGACTTGCAATAGGAAGAGGAGCTAACTTCGTTCATGACCTTATAGACAGATTTTTTCCTTCTAAAAAATAAATTATACAAGAAGTAATACGAACTTTTACCCTTGCTTTACGACCTAACCTGTAGTAAAATTGTGGCAGGTTAGAAAATTCTTGATCTTGAAGCTAAAAGGCATCCTAAAATGGACTGGAAAGATGATAACCAAGTTCTAAAAGCACTTATAGCTCTGTATAATAGGCAGACAGATGACGAGCTTGTAACTCACTCCACAAAACATCTAAATGGAATGGGTTTCAATACTGTTGATGCTGCATTCCTTACAGATATTGCAGAACTACTTGTAATTAATCAAAAACCCATAAGTCAAGCGCAATTCTTCACAGCTAGATCCTGTCTGTATAAATATTCTATGCAATTATCCGGCATAGATTTAGACAGCATACCGTTACCGTCTACTGCATATATCTATAAATATGATAAAATTGTAAGTGATGGTTTACTGAAGATAGAAAAAGGTCATCTACAATTTTATCCTAATGTTTTTCCATCCGATCAAATAAGAGTTTTGAATTTTCGTGGGGGAAAAGACAAAAATGGAAAGTTTTATTGGTATGGAAATTTAAATTACAGCAACATGATGGGGGTTGTGAGAATGTTTCCTAATCTTATAAAAGATAGTACGGTAGATGAATGGGAACAAGAATTACTAAAAGTTGATAATATTGAAGGATTAAATAAAACTTCCTTGTTTGAAGAGCAGAAAAAAGCCACCTCATTTCTTGTAAAACATAAAAGAGCTTTACTAGCTTTAGCTCCCGGATTAGGAAAAACTGTATGTTCTATACTAGCCATGCAGGAAATAGGTGGAAATACACTCATAGTATGTCCCCTTACTTTAACTAGAACATGGCGTAATGAAATATGGAAGTGGATAAAGAAACCTTCCGCTATATGGCATCAAACCTATGGATCAAAACCCTACGAGTTCGTGATTACTAATTACGATACTCTTACTGCATATACTGAAGAATATATAAATCTTCATTTCGATAATCTTATTGTTGACGAGTCTATACTAATAAAAAATCATCATAGAACTAAAGTAGCTGATGATAATGGAAAAGATCATTGGAAATTTACTACTGTACGAGTTAGATGTGTTAATGAAATTGCACAGTCTGTAGATAATGTATTCCTTCTTAGTGGCGCACCTACTAGTAGATATTATGATGATATGTGGTCTCAATTACATATATTAGATAGTAAAAGATTCGGTAGTTATTGGAAATTTGCAGAAAGGTATTGTGTAATTGATAAATTGAAGTGGGGTTGGAAGATATCTGGTAATAGACCTAATTCCGATAGGATTCTTAATGAAGATCTTGCAGATATATATTTTTGTAGAACACAAGATCAGGTAGTAGATCTACCTGATTGGATATTTGATGATGTAGAGATTGATATGCTACCGGAGCAAGCTAAAGCATATATTTCCATGGAAGAAAAATTTATAGCAGAGCTTCCAGAAGGAGATACGATATTAGCTACGAATGTTTTAGCTCAAATTACTCGTTTAATCCAATTAGCAAGCAATCCTATACTTATCGACGGTAAATCTGATCAAAGTGCTAAATGGAAGGCTGCGGTAGAATTATTGGAATTTGAAGAATTACCCGCAATTATATGGACTAATTTTATCTACACAGCTACCAGCATTACAGATATACTTTTAAAGAAAGGATATACCGTACGGAAACTTACTGGTTCTACATCTTCACAAGATAGACAAGATACGGTGGATGCTTTTCAACATGGATATCTTGATGTCATAGTAGCTCATCCAGAAGTTGGTAAATTTGGTCTAACACTAACTGCTGGAAGAACAGCCATATATCTCGAAAGAAGTTACGACGGAGATGATTACTATCAATCTTTGTACCGTATTCGCAGAATAGGAACTACTAAATCTCCACACGTTATACATCTTTTATCTACAATAAATGAAAAGAACTTTAGATCAGAAACTATCGATCATGTTATAAATAGAGTTCTTAAATTCAGAGCAGATAGTAGTTATAAATTGACTACAGGAATAATTAGAGAAATTCTTCAAAAGAGGCTTATAAATGTTTAGAACCATATATGTTGCAGAACCTTCACATGATATATCTGCTCTTAGCGTGTATACAGATAAAATAAAATTCATAACTTCAGGATTTGAGTCGGTAAAAGATATAGAACGAATAGTTGAGGAAAACCTAAAAGAATTTGATCCTATTATGGATGCTGTTGTTCCTGTGGGTAGAGTTATATCATCTTTAATAATAGGTATGGTTCTAAGTAAAAAGTGCAACGGTAAACCTCTTAATATGGCGGTTTACAAAGATAAAACATATACATTCACTAAGATTTAGGAGAATTTATGCGATATTCACATACTTCCATGTATTCATGGAGACGCTGTAAAGTCCAATTTCATTGGAAGTATAAAGAGGGTTTCTTAACTTCTACTTCTCCTGGACAGAGAATAGGAAGCATAGGACACTCCGCACTCGCAGAATTTTATCGTACAGGTTCAGAAGAGTCGTCTTTGAAAGCTGCCTCTAATAAATTAGCAGAATACGAGCAGCAAGATGAGATGAGTTATGTAGAAGATTGGGATCTTATAAGTACTGTTCTTTCTAGATATTATATATTCGCTAGAGAATACGATAATTTTAATTTCCTATCTGTAGAACAAGAATTCAGATTAAAGATGGGGGATGAAGAATTAATAGGTTTTATAGATGCAGTGGTTGAAAGAAAAGGTGGAGTTTATCTAATGGAACATAAATTTGCTAAACAAGCAAGTTTGAAACATGTTTCATTAGATCCTCAAATTAGTGTCTATATGCTTGCAGCTAAGATGTTGGGAGTAAAACCTAGAGGAATAATTTACAATGTAGTTAGAACGGGGTACGGTGGTATAAATGATAAGCAACCTGTTCTTCGTGCAGATGTATTTAGAAATGTAGAAGGATTACAGGTACTAGAATATGAGATTGGTTTACAGATGAAGGAAATGACTGAATATTTAGAGAAAGGAGGTGATATTTATAGAACACCAACTAAGGACTGTTCCTGGGATTGTGGATTTTATGCGGCATGTTTGAGCATAAACGACTCAGGAAAATCAGAATCTGTTCTCAGCAGATATAAGAAATACGAACCAAAGTTAGATGAAGGAGCAAAGGAAGATGGATCAGAAGAAGATTGATAAAGAAAAGAATGGGATAGTGGAAGGATCTACGAGCATTCCGGGAGAAGTTTCTGCACAGGATCCAGCACCTGAACAGAACCTTCCTACCGAAGTGGTAGTTCCTAAATCTGTTCAAGAAACTCCATTTCCCCCTACGAGTTTAGTGGAAGAACTTGAGGTTGGATTTAATCCAAACGAGATTAAATTTCTCGTATACGGAGAATCAGGAGTGGGGAAAACTGTGTTCAGTGCAACTTGGCCGAGACCTTTATTTCTTGATATTGATAGAGGATTGGCTTCGGTACGTCATAAGATAAGTAGAATTCAAATATCCAATTGGGAAGATCTGCAGAATGCCTACGCTTTCCTTTCAAGTACAGAAAACACATTTCAAACTGTTGTAATAGACTCTTTGAACGAGTTGCAAAAGATAGCTATGGCGCACGTTGTTGGATCCTTTACCGGAGTACGTAGATCTTACGATAGTTTACCGTCTCAATCAGACTACGGTAAGATGTTAGATGATTTTGACAAGTTTGTTCGGGCAATTCGTTCTCTTCCCATGCACGTTGTTCTAATAAGTAACGTTGCAGGTAAAGAGTTTGAGACTGATATTGTCCAACCTCAACTTACCGGAAAATCAACATCACGTAATATATGTCGTATGATGGATATTGTAGGATATCTATTCAAAGCAGACTCTTCAGAGCCTGCAAAACCAAGAGTTATGGTATTTGATGAAGTAAACTTTGTTACGAAAGACAGGAGTGGTGTACTTCCTCCTACTATAACCGATCCCACTTTCGATCATCTTTACGAAGTGTGGGCAAAGAGTGTACATAAGGAGTAATGAAATGGCTGACGAAAGATATGAAATTGATCTGGAGCGAGAGACCGGATTAGTTAGTGCAGGAACCCATAATTTCAGGATAGCTGGATGCAAAGAGAGTATGGGTGGTTCTGGATATCCTAATTGGGCTTTCGATTGTATTTGCCAAGATGCAGGACCTGATCAGGGAATGCACGTTCGTATGAATGTGTCTCATAGCCCACAAGCTGCATGGAAACGTAATGAATTTCTAGATGCTCTTGGAGCTCCTCGCAAAGGAAAAGCAACCTCAGAATACTTCATAGGGAAAACTTTTCGTGGAGTAATTACTCATGAAACCTATAAGGATCAGTTACAATCCGTTGTTGATAAATGTATTGTAACCGATTCCCCATCACCGTCCATAGGAGCCTCCGCTCCTTCAGCTTCCACGGATAGACCTAGAGTATCAATTCCTACCGATGTGGTGAAACCCAAGAATATACCGTTCTAATACGGTAATCAATTATGGGCATAGTGAGCGGAGTACTTTACCGTTCACTATGCCTGAGGAGATTATTAATGATTATAATTTCTGTTGACCCAGGAAACCAAACTGGTTTTGTTATATTTGATACTGAAAATGCAAGTTTATGTAGATTTACTCTTCCTTTAGTTGAAGCTTATGAATTTATCGGTAATATAATTTATGATGTAATGTTGATAGAAACTATGCCTTTAAAGGATTTTGGTTCAGATGAAACTTTAAGAAGCTATTATTTTTATTATATAGAAAAACCAAATACAAGGAAAATAAGTCCTGGAAATTGGAAACCTTTGGCTAAAGCTCAAGAATGGGATAATAAAGGTAATACTCCCCATGAAAAGGATGCATACAATATGTTAAGATTCTGGTATTTAGTAACCTATAGAATAGATTTAGGAGAAAGATAATGGAAAAATTCAAAGTAGCCATAATAGGAACTGGTCCTTCGGCTGCATTCTCTTATTTGGCTTGTAAAGATTATGGTTGTAGTAAAATAGATATATACGGTAAATATCATAAAGATTTTCCACAAGGTGCTTTCTGGTTCAAATGGTTGCCTTCATACATAATAAAGGATACCAAAGTTAAGAAATGTGAAATATCTATAATCTATATGGGAACTAATAGAGAATATGTACAGAAACAATGGGGGGAAGAAGAATCTGTTGATAACTATTCTTCAACATTTAGCAATTTTGATAAGCTCCAGTATGGATATGATCCTTTAGTTGTATGGGATAGAATGTGGTCTGGAGCTAATTTCATAGAAACTAAAGGAATGTTTACAGATATAGATTTGAAGCAACTTTCAGTAGATTATGATTTCATATTTCACACTTTTCCATCAGAAGCAAGTTTACAAATCAGAAAAACCATATCTATTCCTACCGTATCTTTTCACATTTACTCTCAACCTTTATATCATGTTTTGAGAATGATGAACCCCAAATTCAACTTAGGAGAACAAATAATATATGATGGAAGAATAGAAACTCCTATAGTAAGAATTTCATCTTTATTTGGACATATAAATATAGAGTTTGTTAAGGATACAGACACTACAAAATTATTTCCTGATGGGGTTACATATGGTAAGTTTATGGACATACCTCCAAATACTGAAGAGTTAGTAGATGAAGATAGACTTGATTTAAAAGTATATCCAGTAGGGAGATATGCACAATGGGAAAGACATCTTCTGTCGCACAACTCATATAGAAGAGTTATGGGAATATTTACAAGAGCATAAAATGAACATTGACACTATATGGTATGAACAATTAGCTTATAATAAAATTATACGGCAAATAGAAAACAATGATGACAAATCATATTGGACTGAAAAATATCTTTTAGGGTTAGTGTCGGAAATAGATGAAGTATTAAGAGAAATAAAATGGAAACGTCATAGAAGATCAAATTCTGTTACATTACGTGAAGATAATATAGGTTTAGAGCTTGCAGATCTTTTCAAATATGTTCTATGTTTATTTGACATATGGGGTTTCAGTAAAGATCAGATGTTAGATATTGTTCAGCAGAAGGGAAGAATGTTAGACTTTAAACTACGCATGGAGTTCAGACAAAATTTACCGATAGGTTCAAAGGTTGCTATTATAGATATAGATGGTGTGGTTGCAGATCTTAACAGCTCGTTTGCTGAATGGGCTAGAGATGTTAAAGGATTGAAAATATCAGAGGAAGATTTGTACAAATCAACAAAACAAGATCAATTCATACCTCTGAATTATCCAGATTATGCAAGTTTAAAAACAGAGTTCGAATTCAATGGAGGCTATCGTAATCTGAAAGCCTATCCCGATGCTATTATCTTTGTAAATAAGTTAAGATATGAAGAAGTATTCATAATATTTGTTACTTCTAGACCAGTTTCAAGGCAAACTAGAATATTCTTTGACACTTGGAGTTGGTTATTAGATAGTGACATACCATTTGATGAGATACATATAGAGGAGGAAGATAGGATAATTTTAGCAGATAAATTAATGAGAGAGGGTTGTAGAGTAGCTATGTTTGACGACAATCCTGAAATAATAAATAGGGCGTTTAGAAGCAACATTCCCATATTTGCCAGAGAACACCCTTATAATTTTTCCTTACCGTTGTCGGTTAGGAAATTTAAATCATTTTCACAACTTGCATTTGAAGATATATGGAGGAGCGATGTTTAATATAGATGAAGTCATGGAAAAAAGATTGGATCAATTTGATCGTATAACCGCAAAATCACGAGAAATCTTTAATGAAAAGAATAGAAAATATCAAGATGCTGTTCGTGATACCGGAGTAAATGGAGCGGTTGTAGAATTTGTTGGATTAACAGGAAGATTGAAAGCCCTTGTTCTAAGAAATGAAACTCACGGTAGGGATAGTATACAAGAACTAGTAAATGCTTTAATGGACGCACAGGTGTACTCTTACATAGCTCTCATGATGGTAGAGGACGAGAATTGGGAGGGAGTATGAACAATGTTATTTGGTCAAAACTAATTGCACGTGAAGATTTGACTTCATTTGAAGTTCAAATTCTTAGACCTCCCTGTGCAAAAGTTACTCTGGTATCTTATATGCAAGATCCAGAACAAGTAGTAGCTAGAGTTTGCGATACTTATAGCGGAGTCTTAGACAACTATTGGCGTGACGATCAGCAGATACTTTCTGCGGTAGACGATATGAGAAAAACCAAGTTGAAAACTCCACTAGAAATGTTACACTTCATCTGGTTATTCAACGGGGTCTCTAGGGCTTTCACTCATCAGTTAGTTCGCTACCGTGTGGGTACAAGTTTTGCTCAAGAGAGTATGCGATTCTTTGGGCAAAAAGATCAGTATAATGTTCTTGCTACCGGAAAATGTACTGAAAAATGGTTACATGATTATGGGAAAAATGTTGCGTCGTCAATAAGTTTGTACGAAGATATGATACAAAACAGTGTTCCCAGTGAAGACGCACGTGGAATTCTTCCTACAAATATCCTAACCAGTATATTTTTTGATTGTAATCTTCTAACTTTTCAGAATATCTTCAATCAAAGAGTATGTTGCCAAGCTCAGGCAGGAGAGTGGATTCCCATACTTATACAAATGAGAAAAATCATAGAGGAACAAATTCCTGAACTAAAAGACCTAATAACAGCTCCAGTAGAAAGAGGAGAAAGCTGCGGGTACGGTGCGAAATTCGATCGTTCTTGCACATGGAAAAATGGAATACCGAAATGAAGATTTTGGGAGGCGTTCCTACTAGACTACGATCTACCGGAGGGGCGGTAGCAGATCTTCTTGCTGACGTATGCGATGAGGTGGTTGTAGTATCTCAAGGAGCTACGGTAAGATGTAATAAAAAGAATGTTTCTCTTCTTGAGCGCCCTGTAGATATAGGAATGAAGAGGGCTAGAAATACTATATTTGAGTATGCCGATCATGTAGGAGCTGAATACATTTTTCAGTCTGACGATGATTTGAAGTTTAAACCATCTGTATTAGAGTTAATGTTGGATATAATGCAGGAAGAACCATCTTTAGGATCATTATCTAGCTGTCCTCGTGTATATGCTAACTGGGAGAAGGATATTGAATGCACGAAAAATTTCTTAGTGTTTCAATGTCCAACTCAACTATGGGTTGTTCGTAGACAGGCTATAGTTGAAACAGGAATGTTAGATATTGACGTGTTGGAAGATATCGAATTGGGATTAAGAATGTGGAAGAAAGGTTGGGTTCTGGGAAAACTGCACGCTGGCATTGAATTTGTACATAATCCTTTCATAAATCGCATAGGTAAAGGCGATGAACAAGGAGGTCAGCCAGAAAGTTTAAGGCAAAGAGAATTACCGAATAGCGTAAAGTATATCTGGGATAATCATAAGGATATTCTTTCGACGTTTGCGGTAGCAACTAGCGGAAATAGAACATATACTGCTAGATATAATTGGAGTAAGATGTGTGAAATTGCACATAATCGTTGGGGAGACATAGGATATGAAGATAGTAAAGGAAGAGTTATATGATCATATTAGTATGTCCTTTGTGCAAAAGTTGTGAGGTTGAGTTTGGACCTTATACAGGGTCGTATAGATGTATTTGCTGTAATCATCTGTGGGAAATGTACGAGATAAAACAGATGGACTCCAAGAACTACGGTAAACCCCTAAACATGGAATCTAGTGCGGTTTTACAGCCCACAGGCGCTTCTGTAGGCTTCTAATTATGGCGTGTAGGTAGTTTGCTACCTACACGCTACAATTTTGGAGGTTACATGATAAATTACATAACTCCTGATGACATCAGGAGATGTTCTGGTCATAGAGTAGCAATAGATGTAGAAACTACAGGACTCTCCTGGGTAAGAAATTATATTATAGGTGTAGGAGTGTGGTGTCCTGATGTAGATGTTTATGGTTATATAATTACGAAAACTAAAGAGCCATCATACGAGACCTATAAAGCTCTTAAATCTCTATCCAGAGACACCGTAGTCATAATGCACAATGCAAAGTTTGATTGTCACATGATGGGAATAAGTCCTGACTCTTGGGATTTAATAATAGACACGACTGATCTTGTACATATAATCGATAGTAGATTACCAAAGAATGCTGAGTGGGTTGAGGAGCGTTTCCTAAGAACACACACTAAAAAAGATTACATTATAAGACATCCATATACAAAGATATGGGACTGGCCCGACGACGATGTAGCAGAGTATTGCATCAACGACTGTAGAATAGAATACAAGTTTGCTGAAGTTCTCATACCGGCTGTATGTGATCTTGATTTATGGGATTTATTTTTAAAGGATATGGAGTATCTAAAACTTTTATGGGAGGTAGAGCGTAAGGGTATTTTATTAGATACAAAGTTTACTTTTGATGCAGTAGAACTACAAAGAAAAACTCTTAAACATCTTGAGCAAATATTGATGGACAGTGTAGGTTATGAGTTTAATTGGAGAAGTACTCAACAATTAAGCAAAGCAATCTATGCAGATATGGGTATACCGAAACCCAAGAATCCTTTTGCAGATAAAGACGGTGTAGATAGGTCAAGATTTGCTGATGCTGGTAAATATAAATCTACCTGTACCAGTTCATTCTTACTTACCGAGAAAGTACATCATCCTTTAGGAGAACTTATCTTTGCCATGCGTGAGTCTGATCGACTCATAAAAGTTCTTGAAGGATGGTTTCTTGTTACTGATATGAATAAAGTTGTTCATACTAATTTTAATCTAACCGGTACAAGAACAGGAAGACTTAGTTCCTCTAAACCTAATATACAGAATGTGCCTTCCGAAGCACGTGGTCGTTTTACACAGAGTATATATACGGGCGATACTCATCGTACAGCAGAGTATAATCTTCGTAATGCTTTTATAGCTCGTCCTGGTACGGTAATGATATCTACAGATTTTAAACAGATGGAAATGAGGATGTTTGGTATACTTTCTCAAGATCCATTCATGCTGAAATCTCTTGCAGCTGGTAGAGATATACATGGAGATATAGCCGAAAAGGTGTGGGGAACTCGTGACGAAGTACATAGGGAATGGTCAAAGACAATCTCTTTTGGACTTATTTACGGTATGACCATCGGTTCATTAATGTATAAATTAAACATGCCTAGAGCTGAGGCCGCTAGAGTTTGTGATCAGTACTGGAAAGAGTTCCCAAGAATAAAACCCTGGCTAGACGACGTTGTTCAGGAGTGCATGGCTACCGGAGCTGTTCATTATTGGAGTGGAAGGCTTTGGAAAGAGGAAAAACAAATAGATATGTATAAGGGAGCTAACGCTCAAATTCAGGGCGGTTGTGCAGATTTATTATCGGTCGCAGCACTTAGGGTTCGTGCATGGATAAGGGAGCAAAATAATCCAAATATTCATATTTTGAATTTAGTACATGACGAAGTAATCGTAGAATCTCCAATAGAAATATGTCTGTACATAGCTAGAAACGTTGCGAAAATAATGCAAGTTCCTGATTTATTTGATATACCGTTTGCTACGGACACTAAGATTGGATTTACGTATGGATCTCTAAACAAAGTTCCCAAAGAACTTGTAGCTGATGAATCTATTATTAGATATGATCCACCTCCAATAGCTCCTTTAGAAATGGGCAAGGATCCTGAATTCATAGAAATAGTTCTTGATGAACCAGAAGAAGAATCTCAAATTGAAGAGCAAGTATATTAGGGATCAGTATGGAAGAAATCTTTGAAACTACATCGTTTATACAGTCTAGCCCTAAAAGAAAGAGTATAGAACAATTACTTCTTGATATATTTGGAGGTAATCCTTATCATGCTAAATCTAGAGAAGTTAATGGAGATCTATCCTATGCTCCTATAGAAGTATCCTTAACAGAAGACAGTGTAAGATCACATTTAGAGGGAAAGGAAACTTTAGGAAGTTATCAACTAATACAAGGATCTAATGTAGTAAGATGGTTAGGGTGGGATGTAGACTGTACAGATACCGAAGTAGCTAGAAGCATGGTTAATAAGATAATAAGGTATCTTGATGATGTACCGTATGCTATTGAGTTTTCGGGTAGAAAAGGGTATCATATACTTGTATTTCTGAAAGAACCCATAAATGCTTCGGAGGCAAAGCATGTAGTAGATTATGTACGAGAGAAAGAAAACCTTAAGTCTACCGGAGATGCTCATGTAGAATGTTTTCCTAAGCAGGATAAACTTACAAAATCTAGATCTAAAGGAAGTTTACTTAAGATTCCTCTGGGACTTCACCCTAAATCTAGAAAAAGAAGCATGTTTGTAGATATTCTTAACGGTTGGGAAAATGGACCTGAACTTAATCCTTACGAGGTTTTATCTTTCCGTGCAGATCCTCAAAAACTTAGAGAAATAATAATAAGTGGACCTGGACCCGAAGAACAACTTGTAGAGTTATTAACTCCATATTGGGTTGACGGTAAACGTCATGAACTTAGTTTGTATCTTTGTGGATATTTAGCTCATGAAGGTTGGGGTTCAGAGCAGGTTAAGACTCTTATAAGAGAAATAACAGCAAAATCCAAGGACGATGACGAATATAATAGAATACAAACGGTAGAAACAACCTTTATACGATTTAAAGAGGGTAAGAGCATCCGCGGTCGTCAAGGCCTCGGTGAGATGCTACCGGTTTCTGCTATGCAACAACTAACAGAATTAGTTTCTCTAATAAGAGCTCCAGATACGGTAGCTCAGGTAGATGATATAAGGTATTCAAAGGGGAGACCAGTTCTAGAAAATGCTAGATTAGCATCTAACACTATATGGAGTATACTTAATGACAATGGTTGCCGTATATTTCAAACTAATGCTAGATATGCTTTTTGGTATGACGCTGAAACGCATTTGATAACAGAAGAGGGATCTGAAATATGGAGAACTCTTCTTAATAAATTGTTTGGTTTGAATCCATGCGATGCTTTCAGTAAATTAGTTTATGCAGAAGTAAGATTGCGTATAGTACGAGAAGCTCCTATGGTTCCCATACAAAATAGAACATTTTGGTCTGAAGATTTATGCAAACTATTCGTTAATCTAGGAGGACCTGAAGTATACATAGTTTCAGGAACAGGTTCTATAGAAAAATCATATAACGGTGAATGCGGTTATATGTTCATAACTAATGAATCTGGTAAATATGTAATTCCTGATTTTGAAGTTGATACGGTAGATACGTGGGAATACTTAGTGGATGATTTATCTTTCTCTCCATCTAATGAAGCACCAGCACAACCTGAAGAACAAAAAGAACTTCTTAAGGCATGGATTCTAGCCTTCTTCTTTCAGGAGTTAATGCCGACAAAACCTATACTTTCTATTCTTGGAGTTTCTGGATCTGGAAAAACCACCGCTATAAGAAGAATTCTTAAGATACTTGAAGAACCAGACTCCGATGTATTGGGTATTCCTACCGATAAGCAAGACGCTTTTAGAGCTAGTATTGAAGGTCACAGATTATTAGTTCTCGACAACCTGGAAAAATCAGGAGCGTTCTGGATGGTAGATATGCTTAATAAACTTGCTACCGGAAATAATATAGAACTAAGAGAACTATATAGAACGAACGCCAAGCATACCATAACTCCTAAATGTTTCGTAGCGTGTACCGCTGTGAACATGCCTTTTAGTGATGAAACTCTTTTCTCAAGATTACTAATATTGGAAATGGAGAAAATTCTTGAACCTCTTCCTGAACATATTCTTCAAAGAAGGATAAAAGAATTCGGACCCGCAATATGGGCAGATCTTCTAAGAAAACTTAGTAATGTAGTGGAAGCTATAAATACGAATACAGTTTCTAGACCGTCCACCAGATCAAGACTTGTTGATTTTACCGTATTCTGCGATAGGATTGCAAATTGTGGAGTAGTGAATGGGAAAGTTTTGAGTCTTGGATTGTTGTCGATGATTGACAGTCAACTTCGTCAACTAAAAGAAAGTTCACAAGCAATAACAATGATTGAAGAGTGGATGTCTCTTAAACCTGAAGATGCCAACAAATGGAGAACATATACAGAGATATTTGAAATTCTCCAAAATATGTGTAATATGAGAAAAATTGACTTCAAGTGGAAAAATCCACAAGCATTGTATAGACATCTAACAGCTTTGGAGGATAGATTAAAACGTGATTTTGCAGCAGAATTTAAATCTGAAATGAATTCACAGATACATAAAGAAATTCCAAAAATAAGATTTAGAAATACTATGAGTAGTGAGGAGAAACCAAGTGGAAACGGTAGCGGAGCAGAGCATGAAATATCCCTTGAGCGATAGAGAGAAATTCTCTCAAGAGTTTATTGACGCAGTAAAAGAATATTATAAGATTAGGAATCTTAAATGGCCTACCGTATGGGAAGGAATGGCCTGGTGTCAAACTGAGATAGGTGAGGTTTATGAGTTGCTTTTAGTTAAGGAAAGCGGATGGATTAGAAATAATCCTACTGATCATACAGCGTATAGTGATGAAAAACTAGAAGAAGAACTAGGAGATGCTATCCTCATGCTTACCGTGTCGGGAATAGCTGCTGGAGTTAATCCCATAGAAAGTATGTTAAAGAAAATGATGGTTAAATCTGGAATGGTTAAGAAGTTTAGTGTAGTCCATTTAGCGCATCAGCTGACTTTAGATGTAGTATTAGAGGATACGAGTAAATTTTCATTTGGTTTATGGATAGTAAGATTGGGTTGCATAATTTCAGGGCTACGATTTAAGATTACTAACAACAATCCTTAAGGAATTTTACCCTTGCGTAGTGAAGTGGTTGGTGGTAAACTTAAAGGGTAAAGTTAAGGAACTTTACAAATTGAATAAGTTATTACAGATCTCTATAAGTAAATCTCCTGTAGGGATTGGGTAAAGTTTTCGCAAAGAGATCTGTTTTAATTATCTAATCATTGCTGAATGTAACTTCAGAATTTTTCCCGAAGTTTATAGCTATGATAGGATGGAAGTGTACTGGTGAAAATGGCAACCACTACCACTTGGGAAAGGTGTGCCACTACGATGGCTGTAAAGGTTGGAGGTTCGAATCCTTCTTATACTTCCGTAATTGCTTCCGTAGCTCAATGGATAGAGCAGCAGCCTTCTAAGCTGTTGGTTCGGGGTTCGAGCCCCTGCGGAAGCGCCTTAGCCTTCAGGCTAAATATTCTGTAAAGTCCTAAAGGAGGACAAAAATGACTACAAGAAAGTTCGTTGAATTTGTAACTCTAATAGTATTGATGTTTGTTCTTCAAGCCTGCGGAGCGGTTCAGGGATACGTTCCTAGTATTAATCCTGGAGATGTCCTACCGCTTGCAACTAACTCCACGCTTACTGGAATGCGACTCGCTGCTTCTGGAGGTATGGACACCTTTCGCATGGCGAAGGATGCAGTCCTTGCAGATGGTTCCGTTGTAAAAGACGGTATGCTGATGCTTGGATGGGCAGAAAAAGGATGCAAGGGTTGGGGATTTGTGGTTATGGATACAACCACTAAATCCTTCCTAGATCAGTGGAGACACACCTCAGCCAAAGGTAACTTTACTTCCGGAAGAGATATCACTGCACTTACTGAATATTTGAAGAATAGTTCAGGTTGGAGAACCATAGCGGCTGCAGAACTATCTGAAGGAATAAAAACAGTGATAATGGCTACCGGCGGACAGTCTACATGGGTAACTCTGGCTAGTAGGATTCCTGTGTTTTTGATTGTATTTGACAGTCCACAGACAGATCCGTTGTTCACAGTAAGAACTACTCAGCAGTGAATGCGAGCGGTAGGGACTTCAAACCTACCGCTCTTTTGGAATTTAAAGGATCCGTGACGCAGTGGTTAGCGTAGATTGCTCATAACAATTTAGTCGTAGGTTCGATCCCTACCGGATCCACTGTATGAAGATTACATCGAAGAAGAAACGCCGTAAAGAATATTTAGCTTATCTTGCTTCCCCAGAGTGGAAGCTGTTGCGGTTAAGAGTTATGGCGAGGGATAGTTTTCAATGTATGAGATGTGGATATAAAAGAAATTTGCAGGTACATCACAGAACATACGCTAATTTTGGAAGAGAGGATTTAAAAGATCTTGAAACACTCTGCAAGAAATGCCATAAAAAGATTTCTCACAAATAACAGGTGCTTCGCCCCTGTACGGGTGTAAACTACGTGGTAAAATATACGTATACCCATATTTACGAAGTGTACAGAAGCGCCTGGTGGCGTAGGTTAGGCAAAGAAAGGTAGTGTAAAATGGTTACAATTCTTTTCGAAAAATTCAATGTTTTACAGGAGGATATATGAGATTCTACGAGAAATTACCTGACTTCATGAAGCAAAATGGAGAATCAAGGTTAGAGGAAGTGCTGGAATGGTTACGTGAAAATCCTTTAGAGGTAGAGAACATATCTATAGAGGACATAAATGTTCTAGCAGTAATGTTGACTGAAGATGAATACGATGAATTTGTTGAAGAAATGTTTAGCATAACCTCATGTGCCAACCTTCACGAGTTAGTACCGGAATCAGTTACCGGTGACGTGTTCATAAGACTTACTGTATGTAGATATTACGGTGTTATTCCTGAAGTTGAAATAACTATGAATTAGTATGAAAGTAATAAGGGTGTCCGACGGAAAGATATTCGATAGTCCTTCTGCTGTTTCTACTGCCTATAAGAAGAACATATCCAAAGACGTAAGGAATTGTTGCGAACATTGGATTCGTATGGTTGTGGGCGAACGATTTGAATGGTATAAAGAAGATCCGGTAGAGTTAGACAATAGAATTAAAGAATTAAAAAGTAAAAGAAAAGCCGAGAAGAAACCCGTAGCTTTAAGAAGATATAATCACTTGTATAAGGTAATATATCCTTTGCTTATGGATATAAAAAGAAATTCTAATCTTACCGGACGATTCCGTGCTTCTGACCTATCTAGAAATATACTTGAAAATAAGAATTTGTTGATGGATAAAAATACAGATATAGAACAAATAGAAGTGAATAGTCTTACTAATCATCTCGTAAAGCATATAGATATATACGGTAGGAATTCTGGTCTTCAAGCGGAAAGAATTTATAGCAGTAAAGCTCATAGACCTGTGTGGTGGATGTGGTTTGACGATTCTTTAATTCAGGAAGGACCCGATATAATAAAGAAATCAGCTGGAATATATACTAAAAAAGTTAGAGTAATAGATACAAATTTAGTATTTGAGTCAATAGCAGAGTGTTCACGTGCTACAGGAATTCCTAGATATATCATAAAATTGATATGTATAGGTGCTATATCCTATGTAAGGAACTCAGAAGAATATAAATTGGAATT